CTTCTCGCATGGATCGATCGATTGTCATTCCAATTCGCGCTTTGACTTTGGATCTGGATTACCATAGATATTAATATAATCATAAATTTTCCACTCATAAGTTGTACCTACTAATTGACGCATCATTGTAACTAGTGCCTGATTAGTTATTCCCACAAACACTTTCATCCATCTTCCCGTAATTGAACCCATCACCAATGACCATAACATTCCAATCTCTAGCAATGTCTGATAAACTAGTGGATCACTAACAGGATCAGTAGTGACTACACGATTATGCGATTCTAATGATAAATCTAACGTTGGAATAACAGCATCATTCAAACTAAAAGTTTGCGCGTTTGCCTTAAAAGTAAAAGCTCGTGATGCTGAGGACACCTCACTTGCAATCTTTGCCGCAATATCTGGATTAGCGCCCATAGCCACTAAGACATCTGTAATTCTATCCATATGAGAAATAATTGCAGGATGCTGCAATCTTAACATAATCTCCTCCGCCCTCACACCTCTCGGAAATGTCTCATCACGACGTAACTGGTTAAGAAATTTACTCGGACGCAACTCAAATGCATCAGGATCACTAGATATGCCATAAAACAATGGAGCTGAGAACAATTTCCCAACATATCCTGAGAAGGGATGATCCAATACTTTCTGTTCCAAATGCTCAGTAAACTGCCAATTAAATCCATACAACCATTTAAATTCCTCTTCAATTCGCTTTGATAATTTTCCAGCTAACACCTCAACTAACTTCTTTTGATATAATTTCCCTGACTCGGTTTTATCTAACTTATCTATCATCATTAATCGTGAATTCGCCTCAACCGCCTGCTGCACTTTGCTCTCCGGGTAATTAGGATAAAATAATTTTCCAAGAGGTGGTGCACCAATTGCTTCTAATCGTTTTACCGCTTCAAACGCACGCTCAACTTTCTCCCTAATTAATGTCGTCCTAATATAGTTCACACCATCCTGGAATACATTAGGTGGCTTAGTCTTACCCTCCAACATTAACATTGCCAAACGGCGTTTAGAATTCGGCTTCCTTACATCCAATATGGAAGCACACTCATTAATATGACGCTCATATTCTTTGTTTTTTGAACAAATAATACCTATAACCGCATCCACATTAGCACCTAACACACTACCAATCACTCTACCTACTCCACCCATTGATATAGGCACCCCAATCGTGCACCATGGTAAATAGTACCATCCAACAACATCCCTGCCCATCACCCGAACTCCACGCTTATAATTCCACGTATACATAATCATTCGCCAAGCAATGTCATGATTTGCGCCCCGAGCAACCAAAGAACCAACTGTAGCACAATACGCTTGCATCTCGGTAATAGGAAACTCAACAGTATTACCACGCTCACGTGCGAAACATTGAATCAATAATGTATTTCTAACGCGTCCAAATATCATACATTTACGCAAGTACTCATACAAAGTAGTTCTTAGAACACTCTTAACAATGTTCATTTCATATCCACACTCGGCCGATACATCCGAAGCCAATTTATTAAGCGATGACATTATATCCTCTGTAATATTTTGAACATTCCAAATTTCCACTGAATCATCACCCATAATTCTAGCATATAATAAGGATAATTTCCCACGCAATTTATCAATCTCATCAATACGACTTAACAACGTTAACAGTAATGCCTTATTAGTTGCATTATCAATATTAATAGTCAAGAGTAATCCTGAGCGTAATGAATCTAATATCAATAGGATCGACTTAATACCAGTGACAGTTTTATAATATGAATTAAATGAGTGGCCTTCGCCAAATAGATGAGACCATAACTCAACCAAACCACCGGAAAAAGGACCCCACTTAGTATCCATTCCCTCCTCCTTCAATGCTCTAATGATACCGCGAAGAGCTATCTTGAACATATTAACATAATGTTGATGAGCATCAAAATTACTCTGATCAGCGCATCTAATTAAATATTTACCACAACCGCTTGCCCAAAACCCTATTGCGTGATCATGTAATATATTACCTGTCTCTTTACCTACAGAATAATAATCCGCATCATCACTTGACTGATAATCCGCTACTCCAATAGCTAACGTCAATGCAGCAGCAAAACCAGCTGTACGTTCCATGAAAATGCCACGCGCAGGTTTGCCCCCAACAACATTACGCTCACCTATCTGACCAGGATTCAAGGCCGTGTACTTTTCAATCAACACCTCTTTCTCCAAGAACTTCCAAGGATTAGCTAACCACAAAATATTTTTATCAGTAAACAAGAAATTATAATCATGTTTTCCATCCTGTACAAACACAGATAACCTCTCTCCTCCTGCCGAGCGATTGTTCATAATGTATGGTAATGTAGCCCACCATCTCTCAAAACTTGGAATTTTTCGATGTTCAGCTGACCACTTGACTGACCGATACCACTCATCTTCCAACTGTGAAGCATAAGAACATACCTTAACATCATATAAAGGTACACCCTTAGCACGCATCTCGGGAATGCCTCTAGCCATAGCAGCATCAAGTGTCTCATTTTGTTCTGGAACTATGATATTGTCGGGCATCGCTACATCAACTTGTTTACCAATTGAAATTGGGCTATTACTTCTAGTAAAGCCAGTTAAACCTATCATTCCCATCAACACTGAAACCTTCAAACATGAATCGTTTGATACCTCATATCGCAATGCTCTAACCCACTCTTCAGCGTATGCATTCAATGGAGGATGCGAAACGCGCTTCGTCCCATCCTTCAGTCCCGTTCGTAATGCAGTCACAGCTGCCTCAATTTCCTTTGACATATAACTATAATAAATACGGTCATTAACATCAACCTCACGTATTTGAAAACCAGTCAATATTTGATATTTGCCAACATGACTCAGAGCATTCCACTCTAATCTTTTCCCTGTTGTTGAAATACACATAGCGGATTGACCCATCAATGCAATCGGTTTCTTCACCAAATTTGAGTGATAATGTGGATCATCAAACAAGAATTCTGTGAACTGCGCCAATACATTCGGATTAAATAAATGTCCCCAATTCAAGTTGAACCAACAAGCGTTAATTAGTACAGTCATCCTCGTACACGCCATCGAATCATGTGATATATTAATTACTTCGGATCCATCACGACTCACAGCATATGGTTCATCTTTACCAAAAACACTATCTATATAATATCTAATCATACCTAAGTATGGGTCTTCCTTTGCCTTAGCCCAACCAATAGTAGCGCGTAAAACGGAAATAATTTGTGGCATATTTAAGAAATGCCCATTCAATGTCTCCTTCTTCGCACGCATAGCAATATTGACCCAAGTGCTTGCGTCCATCTTGGTCTTTAGACATGGATGTAACCATTCATCATCATCACTATACTTATTTTTGAACCTAATTTCGAATGGCCTTGGTTTAATACCATCCAACGCCACAAGCCATTTATTGTTAAAACGAGTTCCCTTTAATCGTACCAAACTCAAGCCCAGACCTCGTTCATGTCGCGTTACTTTGGCATGACTCTCAACCTTACCGAGATAAATCTCCAAGAAACGGTCAAACAGTTCCCCGATATACGAGGGCTGATCCCAACCAACCAGACCGTTCAACTGCTCAGTGATCTCCTCGAGAGTGGTCGCCATTTCCAAACAT